GAGCATCAGGAGTAGCTTCTATTCTTTCTTCTATTTTTGAAACATTTCTATGTTTAGGACCAGGAACTATAGTATCTACAGTTTCCGATTTAGATACAGCTTCTACTATATCGTCTCTAACTTGAAATTTTGGTTTACCTTCTGCAAGATTTTTTTCTTGCATTTTAATGTATGGTTCTTTTTTAGGTTCCCATGTTTCTTTAATAATTGTTTCTATTTTTTTTAATGCAGGTTTTCTTATAGAAGTATCAATTTCTTTAGGAACAATAGACTCTGCTATTTCTTTTGCATTTTTATCAATGTTTTTTTGAAAATCTTTAACAAATTCATTTACTTTTTGTTTCGCTACATTTTTTGGCATAGCTTTAATAACATTCATGCCACCACCACCTGACATTTTATTAATCATGTAATGATGAAAAAAACCTTCTATACCTTCTTTAATATCATCTTCGCCTACATGTCTTTTAAAGACATCGCCTATAGCTTCTCTTGCACCAGGTATTTCTCCTATTGCATTATCAATAGCTTCTGCCCCTGTGCCAACTCCTGCTGAAAAAACAGCAAATGGAAGTCGCATTACAGCAAAATCTCCTACATCATAAATTGTTGCTGCTAATTGTTTATTAAAAGTTTTAGCAATGTTTGTAGGTGTAAGTGAATTATCTGTATTAAAACCAAAAAATTCTAATTCTGCTTCAGAACCAGGAACAAAAGCTTCATTTGGAACTCCTATATCTCCTTCAAATGCTTCAGTAAATCTTTCATATCCTGCTTTCACAGGTTCTACTGTTAATGCTTTAACTGTATCAAACACTTCTTCATACAAAGGTTTTTTTGGTTCAGGTAAAATAAAAGCAGGTTTGTCAGCTACTTTAAAACCCTCTTCCTTCATCATGTCGTCCATCCAATTTTTAGGGGGCATGACAGGTTTAGGTTTAGGTAAAACAAAATCAGATTTTGCTTTTGGTTCAGGCAATATAAATTCTGCCATTACTTTGCCTGTATAATTTTAGACTCAATTAATTGTTTAATAATTTCTTCTCTTGGCAAATCATTAAGTTCTGATGCTGAAGCAATAAGTTCTTCTACTGTCATGTTTCCATATTCAGTATTAACAATCTCATACGTTACATCTTCATTTACATCTTCTTGGGATAAATCAACTCCTGCAAATGCTGTTTGATATTTATCTAAATCTTTATCATCTACTCCACTTAACATATTCATAGAATTAGAAACTATTCTTTTTAATTCAGGAACATAATTTGGATTTTTATTAAAACCATCTGCTGCTGTTTTGTTTAAAGAATCAGAATAAAATTGTAACATTGTTGCATTTTCATTACCTTTTATTTTTTTAAACTTTTCAAATTCTCTATCTATAAATTTTCTATCGTTTATTATTGATTTATTCTTATCTATATTAGCTTGTGATAATGTAGTTCCTTTTTTAGATGGTTCTTTAAAACTTAATGTTTTATCTTTTTCTATTGTAACAATAGTTCCAGGAGCATAATCACTTGTGTTAAAATTTGGTTTTAATTTTTTTAATGCTGCTTCATCATTTTTATTTCCAATTTGATATGATGTACCAGTTGCTTTAGGAAATTTATCTATAGTTTCCATTTCGCCTGTTAATTTATTAAATTTAACAAATGAACCATCGTCCATTGTCATGTATTGAAATTTAGACATTTCATCAGTTAAGTAATCTCTTTTACCTTGTCTTGCTCCTGCTGATACTGCCCCTGCTACTTGTCCCATACTTGGAGCAATAGGTTGAGGTCCTGACATGGAAGCTAGTTGTTCTAAAATTCCTCTACGTTGAGCCGACACCATTGGGTCTGAACTCATTAATACATCTAAAATACCCATTACATGAATGCTCCGAGTAATGCTCCACCACCTGCGAACCAAGGATTAGTGCTACCCATTAAACTTCCCATTTCTGCACCTGCTAAACCACCAGATAATAAACCTGCCGCCACATTTCGTCTTAATGGCTGTGTGTTTGTAGCAGTTTGACCATACGATCCACCAGTTGCGCCTTGATAAGCACGAAGTTTTTCATAAGGTAATTGTTGTTGATATTGGTATCTGTTCATTGCATCTGCTAAAGCTGCTTCTTGTAAACCTTCACGTTCTGCACCTACTTGACGTAAACGCATAATATCATCATAATCTGTTTGTGCCATTTGAGGAGCTGCCATTAATGCGTTTTGCATATTAGCTCGTTCAGCCATGTAATTTTGTCCGTATAATTGATTACTTAAATTACCTAATTCTTCAGCTAATACTGCTTGATTAGCTCCACTACCTAAACGACCTGCTCTACTAAATTGTGATTGAACACCAGAGGTAACATCTCCTGCCATTTTATTGTAAAGATTTTGAATAAAAGGATTACTCGTTGGGGAAAGATAATCTCCTTTTAATTGTTTTAGCATTTCTGTATTAGCTTGTCCCATCAAAGGCGACCCTGCTTTAGCTCTTGTTTCTGCTAAATTTAATGCACTTGTCGTTTGAGGGGCAAAATCAACATAGGTTTGACCAGGATAATAACTTGGTCCTGCTGCGTTATATAATGCCTCTGCTCGTTCAAATCCCTTTGATAAATATGGGCTTTGTGTCGCCCATGGTTCTACATTAGAAACTGTACGTGCTTCTCCTGCTCCTTTACTCATTTTTTAATTCCTTCATTAATATTATGTGTTTTTGTTTGTAGTCTTTCAACCATTTTACCCAACCTTTTCTTCCTACCAACTCAATACGTTGGCAGTTGTTTTTTAAAGCCCATTGTTCAATTTGTTCCTTCATAGGATTGAACCAGACTTTCATATTTGTTCCACCTGCCAAAAAATATCGACAAGAACGAAGTCGAGGATAATCTACTATTTCTGTAACACTAGCAGACTCCACTACGTTTGTTTTTCCATTCCAAGAAATCCATAACTGCATTTTTTGTTTTAAAATACTGTCAAAAATATCTTTAGTCATGTATGCAAAACCATCAATTTCTAATGGCTTTACAAGAAGGGGTTCAATCTGTTTCCAAATTAAACCCACATCTTGGGGAGGAACGTAACTTATTTGACTATCCGAAGACTGTATATCCGAATGTTTGATCTGTGTTTCCTGAACTGGCATGTGTTAATGTTGCTGAACCATCTGCTCTAGCTGATACATATAAATCTGCATTAGCTGTTGAAGCATTTGCTGTAGTAGGCATAAATAAAATAATTGAATTTATACCAATACGAGCATCGGTTAATGTTGTTAATGTTGCACTCGCTGTTAAAGTAACACTTCCTGTGCTATTAACTTTTCCATCAATCGTATTATTTAATGCGCCAGAAACTAATCGTAAATGTTGACCATGGTCAGGCATAGACAAAGGTACATTAGGATATTGGTTTGTAGCCATTATCTTTTCCCTTCTGGTCTAGCTTCTACTTCAACACCAGACATGGTTGTAAAATTTCCTGTTACATTAACTCTAACTCGATGAAAACGAGTTGTACTTCTCATAGGACATGTGCCATTTGTTTGTGTTGACACAGCCGTTCCTTCGGAAATTGTATCTAATTGTGAAGCTCTTGATAAAGGGGTTACTGTAACTGTTGTTCCTCCAACCCCATCAACAATAGGCATGACGTTAATTAATGTAGAACGTCTTCCCTCTGCTCCTTCAAATTCTGTTGTATCTACTGTGGCTGTCAGACTTGTTGCAATAAATTTTCCAAATTTTTTATCGCCAGAAAAACCTGCCAAACCAACTATACCTTCTCCATAGTAATAGGAGTCTAATGATTTAGGTAAATTATCTAAATTTCCTAACTTATCTAAATCTTCTAGTGAGGTAAATGCTTCTTGAGAAGCACTTGCTAAATACTGTATAGATAAATCTGAACCTGTACTCCACCTATCTACAGAATAATTATAAATTAAAAGTTTATTATTTATTTCTCCACTTGATGAACCTGTTGCACCACCACGATAAGACCAGGCAACAATACTATTGTTTGGGTCCACCGCAGAACAAATACCATCTAAATTAGAAGAAAGATCATCAAAAAAGAAATTATCTACTTTTGCTTCTCCTATTGGAGTTAATTGTTGTCCACCTGTTAATTTATAAAATCCATCTTGGGCTAGAAAGAAAATCATATTACCAAAAGAAACAACACTTCTTGGAGAAAAAGCTCCTACGTTGTCTGCAATCTTATCAAAAGTAAAGATAAGGGGAGTTCCCACATAACTCATTCTATAAATAGCACGTTCAAAAAATATTATACCAAAACTTTCTCCACCCACTATTGCCTGAATATTGCCATGTGTTCCAACAACATCTTGATAACCAGATTGTGTTGATTGTGAAGGTGTCCATGTAGAACTATCGTTTAATCCTGACCATTTAACTCGTTGGTTATTAACAGTATATTTTTGTAATTTATGTGTTTCACTTCCACCAGTAGCAGATAAAGTAATTGCTGTTCCTGCTGTGGCATTGGCTGACGTTGTTGCTAATTTAATGGTGTTTGCTGCAACATAAATAACATAATAAGTGCTACCATCAGTTAAGTTGGTTAAAGCAGTATTACCATTTCTATCATAAACAACTGTATCGCCAGTCGCCCAACCATGACTTGTAATCGTTATTTGATTACTTGAAATAGTATTAGAGTCAAAAGTCTTTGCTGTATTATATTCTGTTGTATAACCTGCAACAACAAAATCTCTAATAACAGCTAAATATTTTGCTTTAACATCTGAAACTAAATCTGAAAAAAGACTATCAACACCTTCTTCAAATTTTTGAATATAATTTGCATTATTAGAGGCAATAATATTTTTACCAAACTGTGTAAAAGCCCAAAAATCTCTTTCGTTTTCTGTAGTAGAGTTTGAATATCCACCTGCTTTTGATTTATCAATAAATTCCTGTGAACTATTCATTTGATACAATTTTGTTGCATCTCCCGCATAGTTTGTTGTTCCACCACCAGAAAAAGATGTAAATAAACCTACAGCATTTCCTGTTAAAGCTGTTGTACTCAATTCTTGAAAACCAGGTAAAGATTTATACCCTACTTTCAAAGGTAATACATTATCTGCTTTTAAAGCGCCTGTGTTCTGAAACGTAGGCAAATCAGCTTGTAACTCGCCAAATGGTATCATCGGTAAACTCTTCGTTTAGGAGCAAATTGTGTTGAAGTCATTTGCATAGGAGAGGAAGAATGTTTTCCTTTCTCATCACTTAAATTTGCTTTTTGTATTGCTTCGTTAAAAAGATTAGCCCATACAGGAAGTCTTTCATCATTTTGAATAAATGGTGTTGCTTCTAACAACGAACCATACAAATATAATTCAGGATAATTTGTTAAAATATCATTAGTTGTATTAGAGTCTGATAAACCTGTTATACGTTTATAGTAATACATGTTAATTGTGTAAGTATTATCAGGTGTTGGACCAAAATAAACTTTGTCCCCTATAATTGTATAATACACAGGAAGACTTTTTCCTGCATCAACATACACTCTATTCAATTCATTTGGAGCCATATATTGTAACTCTGTTTGAGGACTTGCAGAAGTATTTTGAATTGCAATAAATTCTAAAAATCCTGTCGGTAAAGAAATATATTTTGTTCCTGAAACAGTAGTATCTGTAGAATTAACAGCCATTTCACGCAAACGTAAATCTTTTGCATGACGTGATTCTGCTAGATCAATAAACGTATCTATATTAGACGTTAAATCGTCTCTATTAAGATAACTTGCAATCTCCGTTTTTAAATTTGAATAAGTATCTAATGCCATTTAAACTGTTCCTGTCCATACTCTAAATAATCTGTTGTCTCTATCGTTTAACCATCGTTTAAAACGTACATGGTCTTTAATATCTCCTGTTGGAGACATAATTCCTTGTTTTGCTAATTGTTCTACTACAACTAGGGGAATAGATGCCACATGATTAAGTTCTTTAGTCTTGCTGACACCCTCCCCTAAACTTTGTTTTATTTTGTTTTCTTCAATAACAGGAGTTACATCTTGTTTACGTTCAATATGAAACTTTCCTTCACTTTCATCGGCAATAAAATTAGTATCAACTATATCTTTAGAAATAGGTAATTTTTTTGACATTACGATGAGAGTTCTGTTACTGAAATTTGTCCTGCTCCAGTTGCGTATGCAGATACACTATCAGAAGGACTTGTTTTCATAGTTATTGAATCATTGGCACTCAATAACATTCCATCTTTATTTGCAGCAGTACCTTCTAATTTAATATAACATGCAACTGTTGTTGACACATGAACTAAATACACATCAGCAGAAATAGCAGTTGCTATTTGCCCTGCTCCTGAATGATCTTGTACTGTATATTTAATTGGTCTGTATTGATATGTTCGTGCCATAATATATCCTTATCTTCTAATAACGTAACTTATATCAGCCGTAGTAGCTGCTGTTTGTTCGCCATTACTTTTAATATGAAGTGCGTCTCCTGCGGCAAGTAATACTTCGCCACCAATAGCTAAAGCTACACCAGTTTCATCTGCTGTCGCATTTGCTAAAGTAGCATCAACAGTTGTATCAGTACCATTTTTCATAATGTCAAATGTAGTATTTGCATCAATAACAGTATGCACATTCATGTAAATTTCTTTTAATTTTCCTCCATCAGGAATAACACAAACAGGACTTGCATTGTCTGCTGTTTGAATGGCAGTCATATTACCACCCATAATAAAATAATCGTTTAAAGTTCTCATTTTTTTCTCCTTATCGTTCCGAGTTAAAACTCTTCAATAAATAAGGGGCCTATAAAGGCCCCCTAGATTTTCTTAACTTAACCTAAAATTAAGAAGTAGTTAAATCTGCAACTATACCAGAAGATTCTTGGTTTCTTGCAACCACTCCACCTTCCATTAACAATAACATGTGAGTGTTATCGCCAGTTTTTGCTAGTTGAGTGTTTTGGAATGGACGTAGAACATTGAAACCCCAATATTCAGAATCCAATACCCAACAATCTCTATCTCTTTGGAACCTGTTTGGTTTAACAGTTAAAGTTCCAAAATCAGATTGGTACACATCTACTGCCGCAACAATAGTTTTTGCAGGCACTTCTCTGATTGCAGTTGAACCGCCTGTGAAGCCAGAAATTGCTTGTTTGTTAAATGGACCCACCATAATAGTGTCTGGGTTTCCACCTGCAACAAAACATTCTCTGATTACTTCTTTCAGCATTGATTCAGCAAACACTCTTTGAGTTCCATCAGTTCTTGTGCCTGAAGGTACTCCGTTTGTGTGAGCTGCATCTGCTCCACCTGTTCCAACACTAGAGTTTCCTCTTATCCATGTTACTAATCCTGCTGTTTTTCTTGCAGCAGCAGAACCACCCGCAGTTGGAATTACGTTAGCTTGACATATACCTGCTTCTACGTCTCGCTTTAATTCTTTCGAATTTTTCGCTAAGCTATATGCTAATTGAGTGCTACGTCCCGCAGCATCAACAGCATCGTCTGTACCTGTAATGGTAAAGTTCTTTGCGTAGATTTGTGTATAGTTATGAAGTTCTTCAGTAGCAGTTTGTGCCGTTGCCGTGTAGTCGTCTCCTTCTACTTGATGGTTAGCCC